CGCGTCGATGGCGCCGCAACTGGCCGGCGCAGACTACATGGATATCCAGGCTTTGCTGGACGCGGGACACGCCAGGGAGCGACAGGCGGGCGCGGAACTGGAAGATGACGCCAGCCGCTATTACCACGAACAAACGGCGCCTCAAGACGCGCTTGCAAAATACATGGCGATGGTGGCCGGTGGCCAGTTCGGCGGCACCGACACCTCCACCCAGCCGATTTATTCCAATCAAGGTATGGACATATTGGGCACCGGACTCGGACTGGCCGGAATCGCCGGATCGCTGTTTGGTAAAAACGGCGTATTTAGGGGTTGGTAATATGGGACTTTTTGGCGCATATCCCCCTAATGTGGGGTTGAACCCCTATGCCATGCCCGGCCCGACCAGCGGCGACAGGCAACAGGCGCTTTACCAAGGGTTGATGGCCATGGGGCCGATGTTGATGGCCGCTGGTGCGCCATCCCTACGCCCTGGCGGCAATCCGCAAATGCTGGCGCAAGCCGGCGGCGCGCTGAACAACGCCATGCGCGGGTATCTGAATGATGTAAGGGGGCAGAATTACCGCAAATACATGATGGACCGGCAGGGCAAAGCCGATGCACGGGCGGAGGAGCAGTTCGGGCATCAAAGGAAGTTATGGCCGGCCCAATTGAGTGAGGCCAGCCACAAGGCGGGCATGATGCCCTATCAGGCATACAGCGCCAAAATGGCCGCCCGCCAGGCCCATCAAGAGGCGGCCCGCCGCCAAATGTTTAACAAGGCGTTCGGTCTTCCCACAACCCCGCTCCCAGCGCTCCCTGGGTCTGCTGCTATGTCAGCGCCGCCCGCTCCCACGGTTGCCGCCCCGGCGGTAGATGCCGCGCCCCCCGCACCGGGCGCCGCCGCCCCGGCGGTCATGGCATCTACCGCTAATATCCTATCCGGCATGACCGCCGGCGAAATAAAATACATCAAATCGCAATCCGATCCCTACGCGGCGTGGGTCAAGCTACAGGCGGATAAGCGCAAGCGGTCCTTGGACTACGCGACCAAGGTTCGGGAGGCGCAGATTCCGAAGGCCGGCGATGAATATATCTATAATCCCAAATCCAAGAGTCGGGACACCCTGTCGCAGAAGGGTATCACCTCAAGACATGACTATTGGGGCGAACAAGTCAAGAAGCCGGTCCAAGAAATTCTAGCAGCCAGGGAAAGCGGCGAGAAAATCTTTAGCGGCCTTGGGCAGAAAAACGGCATTGCCGACATAGCGGTTATGAATAGCTACCAGCGCCTAATTGACGATGCCGTAGTTAGGGGGGAGGATATAAGGCTAATCAATTCGGCGCAAAGTCTTAGGCAACAGTGGGCCGCCGCCCGCAACCGCATGGTTGACGGCGATGTTTTCACCGAGGGTATGCGGCAAAAAATCGGGTACATGACCAATAAACTTATGGAGTCCGCCACGGCCAACCCGATGGCGCGGATAGTGGATATCAAGGACCGCGCTAGTGCAAACACGCAATTGTCATGGGATCGCGTTATGTCCAAGGGGCTTTGGGACCGCATTTCCAGCCCCATCGCGCAAGGCTCGTTTAGGTTTGATCCGGCATTTGATCCCGCACTAGCAAATAAATCGCCCGCGCCACAATTGAAGGCGCTGCCGGGTTTTGAGTGGGTTGAAAAGTCGCCGGGACAATATGAAATGATTAGGAAAAAATAGGCATGGCGCAATTTAAATTGCCAGGGGGCGTCACGTTAACTCTGCCCGACGATCTGCCGATTGAAGACCTTAATCAGGTGTTGACAGAGGCGCTGCCGGACACCATGACTGCCGCTAACATAGCACGCCAAGCACTAGGCCAGGGCGCGGCGATGGGTTTGGGCGATGAGATAGTTGGCGGGGTTAGAGGCTCGTATGATGCGGCGACCACCGACGCCACGCTGCCCGAAGCATATGTTAAGCACCGGGATGCCGAGCGCGCTGCGAATAAAGCCTTTGAGGGTCAATACCCAAAAACAGCGTTTGGTTTGCAATTGGGCGGCGGATTAGCCACTGGCGGTTATGGTGGCGCCCGCGCGTTAGGTGCGAAGGGCTTAGGCACCTTGGCCAAGGTTGGCCGCACAGCCGGCACAGGTGCCGTCCTGGGCGGCGCTGGTGGCTTTGGGTATGGTGAGGGCGACTTTGCCAAGCAGGGGTTCCAGACCGCGCTGGGGGCCACGGCGGGCGGTGCGCTGGGTATGCTGGCACCGGGTGTTGTCGCTCTGTGGAAGTCCAAGCCTATTCGGGCCGCTATGGCGCGTATTATGCCGCGCGGGGCATCCAACCAAGCCAAGGCGAAGATATTAGAGGGCATAACGCGGGACGCCCGCGCCCAAGGCATTACCAAGCTGGACGATGCCATCACATATGCCGAACGGCGGCTGAACGAAATGCCCGGAGGCGCGATAGCCGGCGATATTGGCCCCAATATGCGCGGGATAACAACAGCGGTTGGCAATACTCCCGGCGCTGGCCGAACGATGGTTGAACAGACCCTTGTAAACCGGCAGATGAACCGGCCCAACCGCTTGCTGTCCATTGTTAGCAGTGTGACGGGCCAGAAGGGAAAGCCCATAGATACCCTTGAAGACATTATCCAACACCGCAAGACGGTGGGCGGTAAAATGTACCGCGAGGCTTTCGAGGATGCCGCCGAAAACGGAACCACCGTTGACGTTAGTGGGCTGCGCCAGCATTTAGTGGGCCTAACCAAGATGGCTTCGGAGTCCAATAAGTCGATTTACAATAAAGTCCTGCGCGAATTTTACGATGAAGTAAAAGACCATGCCGGGCGCAAGCAAGACAGGTTGCGCATGGGCCTTGAGGAACTGCACGGCGTCAAGGAAGGCATTGACACAATCATTGCCCAATTGAAGCGCTCCGGTGCTTCCGGCAAGGTCTTGGGCGAAGTCAACGATATCAAAACCGCGCTCACTGAACGCTTGAAGGGCGCTAGTGAAAAATACGCGAAGGGTTGGGAAACCTACGTGGACGATTATGCCCAGCAACGCGCCTTGGAATCCGGCGTTTCAATTTTCGATAGGGTCAAGGCGTTGAAGCCGGACGCGATAGCCGGGTTTGATAAAATGAGCGGCCACGAAAGGGAAATGTTTAAGATCGGGGTGGCGGCCAAGATCGAGGAAATGGTGTTGAACGGACAGACCACCAGGGCCATTCGTCAAATGTTGAACACCCCCGCCATCAAGGTGCGGCTGCAAAAAGTGTTCGGTAGGGATTACGATGGGTTCGTAAACCGCATGGAAGGCGAAATGCAAATGATGGCCACCGAGAACGCCACGCTGGCCGGCAGCCGCACCACGCCGCTTATGAAGGAAATCGAAAACCTGACAGGTGCGGTTGACATTGCTGTTAATGCTGGGCGCGCTGTGTCGGGTGACCTTCGCGCGGCGGCTACGCTGGTGGACAAGGCGCGGCTGGCGGCATCCGGCCCACCCGCGAGGGTGGCTGAAGAAATGGCACCCTATATTACGGAAGCCGTGCCGGAAAATTTGCGGCGAATGCTGCTGTTGAAAAAATTTGGAGCGCGGGGCGGATCGACGGGAACGGGCGTATTGGCTGGCAGCACGGTGGGCGGCGGCCAAGGCGTTGTTTATTAATCAGGCCAGAACCAATCGCCATAATGGAGACGGTGGGCGCATTGAAAAAATAGGGCCGCCAGAATGACGCCCAGGGCAAACTCCACGCCGAGAAAGTGAATCCCGACGGCAAGTAGTATCAGCACAATAACAGAAACTAAGGCCACGCTCAATTATACCCGCTTTTGCGGGTTTTTCCATGCCTAGAGGTAACGGCGCGGCGGCGTTGTCAGCGCTCTGCGTATTGGCCATTGATAAACGTAGACGCGCTGCGCCAGAGTGGACCGTTTGATTCCGGTTTTGCGCGCCCACTCACTTAAGGTTAGGCGCTGCCCCTTGTGCCAGAATTTGTTGTTGTTGCGGCGGTTGTTTTGCTGTTCCCGCATGGTTGCCCACCGGCAATTAGCTGGTGAGTAGTCGCCACCATTGTTGGTTCGGTCTAATGAATGTTTTGGTGATGGGCACGGCCCCATGTCCGCCAAAAAACTTTCAAATGCTTGCCACCGTCTGCACACCTTAATGCCGCGTCCGCCGTAATAGTGGTATGCGGGATCGTTGGGGTTGGTGCATCGGGACCGGATGCCGCACCATATTCTGTGGGTTCTGGTTTTGCTCATCCCGTGCCGGAATCGCGGTCCACGCCTGAGCTGTTCAATTCGTAGGCACCCGCAAGACTTTGATTGGCCGGATTTTAAGCTGGTCCCGGTAACGACTCGGGTTGTCCCGCAGGAGCATTTACATAACCAGCAAACTTGGTTGAGCCTGTCATTTTTTGCCCGCTCTATAACGGCCCACCGATTGTAGGTTTTGCCCGTAAGATCAATGAAGTTTGGCATACCCCAGTATGTCATATTTAGATATTTAGTGAAAGGAAAAACCCTTGGCAGAATTAGAAGACCTCTCAACCACTGACGCCAGCAACACCGGGCGCTTCCCTGAGAATCAGGCGCCTTCGACGGTCAACGACGGCGCCCGCGCGCTGGAGGGGATGCTTGCCCGCTGGTACGAAGATATCGGCGGCGTGAACGTATCCAGCGGCACCGATACCGTTACGCTTGCGGCCTCGCGCACCATATCCGCTTACGCGCAGGGCCAGGTGTTTCTTTTCGAGGCCGGCGGCACCAATACGGGCGCCGTTACCCTGAACGTGGATTCTGTGGGGGCCAAGGCGGTTGTCAAACACCATGACGTTGCATTGGCCGCCGGGGATATCGAGGCCGCTCAAATGGTGATGGTGGCATACGAGGCCACCGCCGATAATTTCCAGATGCTTTCGCCGCTTGGCAACGCGCCGGGTACGGGATCATTAGATAATATCGTGGAAGACACCACGCCGCAATTAGGGGGTGCTTTAGACGGCCAAGATAACACTGTTTCGGCGGTCAATCTCAAGGACTACGGCACCGTCACCAACGCCATTGGCGCGACGGGCGGAGGCACTCAGGACATTGACGTATCGCTAGGCAATAGCGTGACGGCCACGGTTGACACTTCGGCCAACACCTTCACGTTTAGCAATCCGAAAGCCTCTGACGAGCTATCTTGGTTCTACCTCAAGCTAACCAACGGAGGAAGCCAAACTGTGAATTGGCCCGCCAGTGTAGATTGGGATGGCACTGCTGGCGCTCCAACGCTTACGACTTCCGGCGTGGATGATCTGGTTTTCTTCACTGTAGATGGTGGCACGATCTGGACCGGTGCTATCGTAGCACAGGCGACTGCATAATGAGCGCCCTTCCTGCATTACTGATGGCGGCGGCGGGTTTTAGACAAGCTAATCAGGGGTATGCGCCTGACGCTGCGGCATTTGATGGTACAAATGACTTCCAAAAGCTATCATCAAACTTAACAGGGGCGGTTGACGGGAAGACGGGGTTCATCTCGGGCTGGCTGAACTGGACGGGTGACAATGGTGTATTAATGCGCGTAATGGATATGACTGACGCGGGAGGCGGAAACTTTTATTTGGAAAAGGGTGCCGACAACAAATATAAAATATACGCGCATGATGATGGCGTAACCGCTGCCGCAATAACCTTTTTCTCTACAAATACCTTTACAGACTCAAGCGGGTGGCATTGGTTTGGTTGCTCTTGGGACGGTACAAACGAACAGATGTATGTTGATGATGTTAGTGAGATGGTTTCCAGTACGCATTTGAACACAGAACAGGCGTCATTAGGTTCCGCCTGGACACTTGGTGCATTCGGCGGCGGCGGAAGTGAGGCCAATGTCCAAATTGCCGATTTCATATACGCCCAGGAGTATATTGATATATCAGTCGAGGCTACGCGCAGAAATTTCATTGATGCCGAAGGATTGGCTACAGATTGGACAACCGCGCTCGCCGCTGTATCGTCGCCTTTAATGGCGTTCCACTTGGATGCCGGTGAGGCGGTGGCAAATTTTGCTGACAATGCGGATGGAACAGGTCAGGCGTTTACAATAACGGGCACCCTTGTTTCGGCTGACGGGCCTAATGGTTAGGAGAATTAAATGTATATAATCGAAGACAGCGCCGGTAATGAAGCTGGCAGATGGAAGAACACCACAAATCAGGAATGGCCGACAGGTCAGACTTTCTCAGGGCGCTTGAAGGCTGGCGACCAAGACCCGACAGGTGAATACACGGTCAAGGCTGTTATCCCCAAGATCGAGGGTGAAGGTCCAAGGACGTTGAGTATAGGCCAGCCGGTGAAGGTCGGCGCTGAGTGGCACCGGATCACAACGAAAGGCGCTGCGCTTCCTCCTCCTCCTGACCCTGTTCCTGGCGACGAAGAATACGACCACCGCGCTTTGAGGCGCAGGGAGTATATCAAACGGCTGGGCGAGGCGCCCAACTTTGTGGAAACCACGGGCGATGTTTTCGACGCGGTGATTAAAAAAATCAGGCTTTTAGAGTCCGAAATTCTTAAAGCCATTCCAGCCGCTGTTACCGCCGAGCCGGATTTCGACACCATCGCCGGACAGATTGACCAGATTAAAAGGGATATCCCCAAACCGTAGGAACCGACATGAAAACCCTAGCCGCCGCTCTGGCCGTCCTTTTGTGGGCGGCTTTTTTTACGCCCGCCAAGGCGCAGAACTCGGGCATTGATCGTGCCACGGTGGTCAAGCGGCTTCTCGAAAAACACGCGGAAAAACCCGTCGGCATGGGTATCGCTCATAACGGCAGCATCATCGAATTATTCGCCTCGCGGGACGGCAAAACGTGGACGCTGATTATGACCATGCCCAGCGGCAAAAGTTTCATGTTGGGTTCGGGTGAACATTGGGCCGGCGCCCCGATTGTGCCGAAAGGGCAGAAGATTAAATTTGGTGGCGATGGCGGGAGCGCGGGTATCCATCTGATAAGCGGCAAACAAAAGTGCGAAACAAGCCCGGCGGAAGACATCATCGGGCAAATGGAAGATTACTACGGCCTAGCGCCCCTACGTGATTTGCGGGGTGCCGATATGCTGAAAGCGCTTTATGTATTCCGCGCAAGCAAAGAACTTATCGCCGAAGCCACGCGGTTGATTACATGGGATCACCCGATGCTGTATCCCTCGGCGTATTACTCAATATTGGTCGGCGCGAACGATTGCATCATATCCGTTGCGACAATACCGGCCCCGGAATTTGACGCGCTGTTTGATCCCGGCGGGCGCGCAAAATGAAACTCCCCGAACAGGAAAAGTACGCCATTGACGTTGTGGCGGGGGTGGGGACGGGCGCGGCGTGGCTTGGCTGGCTTCCCGATATCGTTGCGGCGGCAACGCTTGTGTGGGTTTTAATCCGTATCTGGGAAACCGAAACCGCCAAGAGCCTATTTAGGAAACTGCGCGGTAAGCGGTAATGGCCACACGCCGCGAATTTGGCCCAACCCACCCGGACGTTGTTAGGGCCAAGGCGTTACGCGAAGAATTTGGAACCGTTGCAGCGGTTGTTACCGAAATGGGCCTAAACCGGTCCAAGGTGCAAAGGCTGTTGCGCGTGGAAGGCGCCGAACCGCCCATAACCCCCCCGGAACTACCCGATGATGATATCCCGGTTGAGGATATCGTGGGTCTAATGAAAACCCGCTTTGAAAAGCGGTACGAACACCACAAGGCCAAGAAGTGGATGCCGTTCAAGGTTATGATGGACGGACCTATCGGTATTTGCTGGCTCGGCGATCCGCACGTTGATGATGACGGCTGCAATTGGCCGAAGCTGGATGAAGACCTGGATTCCATTGTTGGAACGGAAGGCATGTTCGGCGCCTCCATAGGCGATGCAACGAACAATTGGGTTGGGCGCTTATTGGCCCAGTACGCTCGGCAGGAAACATCGAAAACCACAGCGGGCAAGCTCACCAAATACCTTATGGAAAAGGTGGGGCGCGATTGGCTGATCTGGTTAATTGGGAATCACGACGAATGGAACGACGGTGCCCATTATCTAAGGGAAATGGGAAGCCACATAGTCGTGATGGAGGACTGGCAGGCCCAAATCACGCTTAAATTCCCGAACGGCAGGGATGCGCGGATATGGGCAGCCCACGACTTCCCCGGTCATAGCCAATGGAACACCATGCACGCGGCGCAGAAAGCCGCCCACATGAAGGATTGGGCGCACTTATATATATGCGGCCACAAGCATAATTGGGCGCTGCACCAGGAGGAAAGCGCATCCAAGGAATTTATCTACTGGCTGGCCCGCGCCCGTGGCTACAAGTTCATTGATGACTACGGCGGGAAACTAGGCCACGCCAGCCAACAGGAAGGCGCCAGTATCGTTAGCGTGTTCGATCCCGACGCGGAGAACATGGCCAGCTTTCTTCATTGCTATGCCGATGTTCAGGAGGCCGCTGAATTTCTGACATGGAAGCGAAGCAAATGCTGAAACCCGACAGCCCCAAAATATACCTCAGCGTTGCCAAGCCCGACAGCACCACCGGCGCACAGGCCGTAATACGCCGTAACGGCGATATTATATTCCAGTTCCCCCAGTCGCGCGGCCAGCTTCTAAAACTGCTTCGTGAGGTTTCGGCGGCGCTGGCATGACGCCGCACTTTTCAAATGACGAACTAAAATGCCGGTGCGGTTGCGGTGAAGCCGACATGAACCCCGCCTTCATGTCTCGGCTTGAACGGGTCCGCATTGCCTACGGCAAGCCAATGGCCCTGTCCAGCGCATACCGCTGCAAGCAGCATAATTTTGAAGTGGGTGGGAAACTATCCCCACACATGGAAGGCCGCGCGGTTGATGTATTGGTGCGTGGCGGCGATGCGCTGGAACTTTTGGACGCAGCCATCTATTGCGGCATGACGGGTTTCGGCATCAAGCAAAAGGGTAAGGGCCGCTTTATCCACATTGACGATGCGGACGCGCTGCCCGAACGCCCGCGAAAATGGATATGGAGTTATTGATATGTGGGCAGCAATACAGGCGGCCTTGGGGATCGCCGACTCGATAGCGGATAGTCTCTTTGAAACGGAAGAGGAAAAGGCGGCGGCCACACAAAAAGTTCTCGGCGCACTTCAACAGGTGGACCTCGCCCAACTTAATATCAACCTTGCCGACGCGCAATCCCGGCATTGGTGGCAATACGGCTGGCGACCGGCCATCGGTTGGACCTGTGCCTTCGCCGTGTTCTTTCAGTTTGTCCTGGCACCGCTGTTTACATGGGTCAACAACTGGGTTGGATGGGGTGTGCCGCCGCTGCCGTCCTTTGACCAATTCCTCTGGGAGTTGATGTTTGGGATGCTTGGCATTGCGGGGCTGAGATCGTGGGACAAGATGAAGGGGACGACGAAATAAATACGCACCCAAAAAGCAATTTCATGCACATATTATAGGGATGTGCGCGTAGCAATTAGCAACCCACGCATTACATCGCGCAAGGCGATGTAACGGCCATAATTCCAATATTTTCGTTCCTCAGAGCCATCATCCAAATGCCTCTGGTCGTCAAAAACCTCTGGCGCATTTTCATTGAGCCAAGATTCCAAGTAAGCCATTTGTTCGGCGACGTTGTTCAATTTTGACATTATCGCTCTCCCTCTAGTCCACCAAAATCCCATTCCTCAATCAGATAGATAATCGCGTCTATTTCCCTTTCTGTAGGTTCGTGCGCGGGCGACGGCTTTACCCATGTCCATCCCTTTAGCAACCGATAGCCCTGCGTCTTGAGGTGATCTATCGCCCCTTGATCCCCCCCTGGCCATCTTGCGCGACGTTCTGGCGTTGTCTGCGGCATATCAAACCCTCGTTAGTGAATCCGGTAATGGGGTGAACCCCATTCAAAACAAAATCCGTTGTAAGAATCTTGGCGGTTATACCTGAACACACAGCGCCCAATCTGAAATGCCCATCCGACATCGTGGACGATCTCACCGCGCTCCCGCCGTATGTATCTTTTGAACCGCATCAATATCGCTCGTTTGCCTAAGCAGCCATCGCAATAATAGCCATTAGCCTTCTCCTATGTGCGGGGAACTGCGCGTGAACATTTCCGCATATATCACGCACTTTTTCTCGCACACCCCCGCATTGTTCCACATAAGTTCGCACGCTCCCGCAAATGGTTAATGTCGAAAATGGCGCGGAACTTGGCGTTTTTGGCGGCTTTCCTGGGATCACAAAAAACCGGTGCCTTACCCTACCACGGGTGGGGTTTTCTTTATACATCAAAGACTTCCAATAGCCTTCCGCACCCTCTCCACATTTCGGGCCGTGTATCGCATGGCTGATTTCTGATCTTTCCATCCCCCCGCATCCATCAAGTCGCGCAGACTTGCGCCGCCGCCCATTAACAGATCAGCGAAGGTATGGCGCGCCATGTGAGGGTGAAAATATACGCCGGTTTTCTTGTTCATCTTGCGGATATGGCAACGGATTGAACCCCGGTCCTTGAACCGGAAAACCTTCACGCGGTCCTTTGGTAAGTTAGCCAGCACCTCAATTGCCTTTGGATGTAGCGGGCGCCAGTGATCGTCTTCCACCTTGGACATTTCAAAGCACGCCATTGCATTTGCAAGGTCCACCCGGTCCCAGGTGAGCTTGAGGGCTTCGCCGATACGGGGGCCGGCATAGAAAAGAAGCGTCAACAGCGCATGAAATTCTGGGTCTTCGGCGTTCGCTAACAGCAAGTCCCTTTGGCTGGCCGTCAGCGCCTTGTGGGTGGGCCTTGGGATGCGGGGGCGCTTTATCAATAGGTTGACACCGTTATGGCGCAGGGTGGCTTGCAGGGGCGTATATACGTGCCGGTTCCATGTCGCATTTGAACAGCCGGGATAGAGGATGCGCGCGGCTTCGTCAAAATCCTGCTGGCCGATCTCGGTGCGGTGGCCGAGCAAGTCCTTCAAGCGCAAACAGTCCCTTTCATAGGCCGCGCCGGGGCGCCGGAAATGTAAATAATTGTCGATCATTTCCACCAGGGTCCGCTCACCACTTTCATGTCGGAAGAAGGTTTCTTCGGCGCGCTTGGCGAACTCTGTAGCAAGTTTCTTGTTTGTTGTGCCTGTGCTGACTTCGCGCGTCCGCTTGTTGACCCGGATGCGGGCATAATAGACCTTGTTGCCGTTTCGTGTTCCTGGTGCGAGTAATTTGAAGCCCATAACTCTATCAACCTTTCAAAGTCCGTATCGGTGAATCGGCGCTTGCCGCCGATCTGCCGGTACAGTACAGCATCCGGGTGCATGAGTTGTAGCCTATTTATTTCATCATATAGGGCGCGCTTGGAAACCTGTACCCGTTCGGCCACCTGATCCATTGTCAGAAGCATAATGCCTCCCTCCAAAACGCCCTTTCGCGCGCTTTTCGTTCTATAAGGGCCATTCGTCTTGCTCCCGTATGGCGGCAACTATGTGTTCGGCTACTTCGTGTGCTCCACATTCATAACAACCTTCTTCCGAATGTATTTCATTATCCGAATACAGGGTGGCGATATCTGCGGCCTTGCATTCGCACCGTTCGCGCTCGGCTGTTAAGGCGCGGGCAATGCCGGGAATGGTACAGCGTCCCAGTACGTCCATTTGTATCGCTTTATCCAACGCCCATTGCGGTATATCTTTCACGCTTCCCACCTTTTCCGGTGCGGCGATGTACTGGCCAACCTTGCAGCGGCTTCCTTTAGGGTAACGCCGTATTTGGTTTCAAACGTCTGCCATCCAATCGTGTGGCCTTCGCCGTGGGCCTTGCTACACAGCGGCACGGCCCAATAATCCGGCGGCTTCTGTCCCATGCCCGCCGTATGGCCTTCGCGCACATGGTGTGCCTCCACCCTTCCCCCGCACTCATGCTTGCCGGCTATCAGGCAATTAAACCCACGCACCCATTTCAGGTGCTGTGGCCATCCCTGCTGTTTAGGCGTGGCGCGCTGGCGTTTGCGGCGGGTTAATTTTAACCCGCC